AGCAGCACCTAGAGAAACTGCAGAGCCTAAAAACGATTGAAGAAGAGATCGCCCGGCTCGGCGGCGTGGCTGAAACCGCCGCCATCCGCGAAGGACTGGAGCGCGAAAAGGAGCAACAGCTGGCACTGGCTCGGCTCAGGGCAGAACAGGATCTGAACGAGATCCTGGTGGAGCGCCAGCGCATGATGCAAGACCTCACCCGCCAAGCATCTGAGCCGACGGTGTTTAACGTGCTGGAGCAGCAGAAGGCGCAGCTCGATGAGATTCTGCAAAGGTACCCCGCCATCGGTCAGGCGGCTGATGCTGCGGCCACCCTGGCGACCAACGGCATGGCGGAGATGATCGCCGGCACCAAGTCCGCCAAGGAGGTGTTCGCCGACTTCCTGCAGGGCATCGCCAGCGCGCTGATTGACACGGCAAAGAAGATGATCGCCCAGTACATCGCCATCGGCATCGCCCGGATGTTCGCCGGGATCGGTGGATCTGCAGTTGGCGGGTTCTCTGGTTCCTCTGTCGGCCCGTTCGGCGCTGGTGGCATCAGCCCCGCCCTCAGCTTCCCCACTACCGGCTTCGCCAACGGCGGCATCATGTCCCCATCCGGCCCGCTGCCGCTGAAGGCCTACTCTCGCGGTGGCGTCGCCAGCACCCCCCAGGTGGCCCTATTCGGCGAAGGCTCGATGAATGAGGCCTATGTGCCGCTGCCCGATGGCCGCCGGATCCCCGTGGCGCTGCAGGCCCCGGACGGCAACCGTGGCGATCGGATGCGCGAGCTGATGGGTGCATCACCTGCCGGCAACAACGCCGCGCCGGTGCTGAGCATGAGCTTCGAGACCACCACGATCAACGGGGTGGAGTACGTCTCCCGTGACCAGCTCGAATCGGCAATGGCCGAGACCCGCAAGCGTGCCGCCAATGATGGCGCCAAGCGGGGCATGAGCATGACGCTGGACAGACTGCAGCAGAGCCCAGCAACCCGTAGCAAGGTGGGCATCCGCTGATGGCCGCGACCTTCCCCGATCTGAAACCGAACGAGCGGCAGATGACGCTCGGCACCTACCCAACAAAGGTGTTCCGCACCATGGCGGGCACGACGGTAAAGCGCCGGTACGGAAACAAAAAGTTCGGCTATCAGCTGCGCCTCACCTTTGCTAACCGCCGCGATCGGGACATCCTGCAGGTGGTGCGGCACTACGAAAACATTGATGAAGACGATCGCTTCGAGCTGCCGCCTGAGACGTTTGCGGGCGTCACCACCACCGGCCAAAGCAGCAGCCCGCAGCGCCCCGGCTTGCGCTCAATGCTGCGCTCCCCTGATGGCTGCCTGTGGGAGTATGCCGGCCCGCCGTCGATCCAATGGGCCGGCAATGAGATCAGCAGCATCACCGTGGAGTTGGTGGCGGAACTGAACGTATGAGCACGATTCGCATCGCTCAGCTGTTCAATCTGCGCACCAGCAGCGGCACCCGGCACCGCTATCAGAACTATTTTGTCGCCCAGGAGTACACCTACCTAGGCGCCAAGTATGACTTCGCTCCGTTCCAAGTGAGTGGCGCGATGGCCAGCCTGGGCGGCGACAATGAAACCGTGCAGGTGCTGTTCCCCAACCTAGAGGTGGTGCTGCGGCTGGTGGAGGAAGGCGACGGCAACCGGCTGAGCGAGCTGACCCTGACCACCCTCTGGCTTAACGCCACCGGCGCAATCGCCAACCAGTACGAGGATTATTATGTGGGCTCAGGTTCCGGGTTCAACGATGACACGGTGGAGCTGCGGTTCAGATCAGCGATGGATTCAGTCGGCAGCAACTTCCCGGCCCGCACACTGACCAGCCAGAACGTGGGCATCCTGCCGCTCAATGCGGAGCTCTACCTGAGATGAATGATCTGATCGGCTTGGCGTATCGGTGGGGCTGCCGGCCTGGCGATGGCAGCGGATGCACGGACTGCTTCCAGCTGGTCTGCGCAGTGCGGCGGCAGCTAAGCCTGCCGGATCACGCGGCGCAGTTTGAGTGGGTCTACCGGGAGCACACAGCCGAGACGTTCGGGCTGCTTCACCTGCGGCGGCTGCTGGCCTCTCTGGCCGATCCTGTGGCCGCGGCCCTGCCGGGCGACCCGATCTTGCTGGGCGGCACTGCAGCGGCGCTGGGTGTGGCAGTGGATGGCGGGGTGATGTTCATTGCCCCTGGACAGACTGTGGTGATGGCGCCGCTGCCGCAAGGCGCCGGCCAGTGCTACCGGCTGCGATGAGACGACTGCTGCCCTATGAGCACCAGCTGATTGAGCAGCTGGGCGTGAGCCAGGAGGACTACCTGGACTTCATCGCGGCGCAACAGAGGGACTACAGCCGCAGCATTGAGGATCAACAGGCGGAAATCCAAGCGGGCCCCGGCGCAGTCGCCCTTGCGCTCACGGTGGTGGGCATCCTGTTCCAGGTGGCCAGCGCCCTGCTGCTGCGGCCATCGGTGCCGAGCGCCGGTCGCAGTCCGCGGCAGACCCGTGAGCAGCGCTTCGCCCCACGGTTCGGGTTCAACAGCTCTCAGGAGCTGGCCCAGTACGGCGAGCCGCTGAATCTGGTCTACACCAACACCGCGCAGAATCCACGCGGCGGCGTGCGTGTGGCCACGTCGCTGGTGTGGTCCAGCGTCCGCAGCTATGGCAGTTCGCAATTTATGCAGCTGCTGCTGGTGGCCGGTGCTGCCAGTATCCGCAAGATTGATTGGGACCGGGTGGCATTCGGCCAGCTGCCGCTGCGGGAGTTCGCCGCATCCAAGACCTGGCTCTATTTCAACCAGAGCGGCAACGCCAGGTTCAACCAACGGCAGATCGGCGATGACAGCGACCCCTCCCGCGAGGGCGCCGCGCCGGGTGATGACGTGTGCCGGATCATCGATGGCGCAACTCGCCGCAGCGGCTACAGCCAGGCATTCAGCCCCAGCAGCTTGACCAGCTGCGGGACATTCAATCCGATCCCGATCAACGTCCAGCTACAGGAGCGCAACAGCAAGGGCGACATTGTGACCGCCAACAACGGCATCACCCTGACCACCAACGGATGGGGCGCTGGCGGCAGTGGTCGCTACACGGTCGGCACACAGATCACGCTGGTGTTCGCTAAGACCCAGGACAAAAAAACCAACATCGCCGAAGAGGCCGCCCAAGAGCAGCGCTACCAGCTGGTGAGCAGCCTGGACCGCGGCAGCACCTACCAGCTGGGCACTGCCCGATTCGCTCTGCTCAGCATCACCGACAACACCAACCTTGACGACAACGAGGTGCGGGCCACGTTCCGCTGTATCGCTGCCGGCCGCACCCCGTCAACGCCCTACGGCGACAGCAAAGCGCCGGAAAACGGCGCAAAGGATGATGACTTCTACACCAAGGCACTGTGCAAGGCCGACAGCGCCGCGTATCAGACGGTGACAGCCTGCGAGATAGTGTCGTTCTCAATGCGGGTCAAGCTGTTCCGCCGCATCCAGGGAAGGCAGAAAAAATACGGCGACAGCGAGCCCGAGGGCTATAAGGCCAGCGACAACGGCATTAAGCCCCGAATGGCGTTCTTTCGGGTGCTGTATCGGCCGCTCAATAGGTCTACTCAGGATCTGCTGCCGCTGATTATCGCCTGCCGCAGATCCGCCGACCTCGACCATTTCATCAGCCTGGACTTCCGCGCCGGTAGCAGCGGCCAAAAGTGGGAGTTTGAGTTTCAGCCGATCAGCGACCTGGCGGCAGAGCGTGCACAGAACGGCCAGCAGCAAGTGGCCTTGATCGAGAACAGCGGCAAGGGCGAGAGCTTCGCGCACGGCGGCAATCAGTTTCGATGGGTGGGCAACCTGAAAGACATCAGCTCAGCGCTGAAAGATCGCGGGCCGGTGCTCACCAACGAGTGGGATCTGTTCAGCGTCCGCAGCGACACCGATATTCAGTTCAGTTTCGAGGCGGGCCCAGAGTTCCAGATCACGGCCGTTACAGAGCAGCAGCTGGGATCGACCGAGGGCAAATACAGCCGGATGAGCACCATGGCATTCGGGGTATTCTCCGGCCGCGGCGTGCAGGATCTGCGCAGCATCTCGGCGTTCGTCACCGAGGGCAAGGATTCCTGGGTGGTGAATGATGACGGCACCTACAGCAAGAGCGCTAGCAGCACCAGCTGGGCGCCGGACATCTTCGCTGACACGGTGCTGGACAAAGAAAACGGCATCGGCCGGTATGCCAAGCCATCCGGCGTGGACTGGCAGAGCCTGGCCCTAAGCAAGCGGTTCTGCCAGAGCAGCGGCCTCGGGTGCCAACTGTTCATGGATCCGCTGATCGCTGAGGTTGGATCCTGGCGGCAGTTCTGGGCCGAGGTGGCGCCCTACTCGCTGCTGGAGTTCGGCAAGATCGGCGGAAAGGAAACGTTAGTGCCGGCAGTGCCGGTGAACAGCAGCGGCCGTGCCAATCGCCGGGTGAACATCTCGGCGCTGTTCACCACTGGCAACATCCTGGAGGGCACTTACCGCGAAGAGTTCCTCGACTACGGCGCCAGCGTTCAGGATCTGATCGCCACGGTGATCTACCGGGAAACAGAGGAAGATGACGTGTTCCCGCGCAACGCCAGCGTTGATGTGCGGTTGGTGGATGCCGTTGAGGATGCAGCGATCCGCCAGACGTTCGACCTATCGCAGTTCGTTACCCAGCGCAAGCAGGCGGTCCTCTACGGCAAGCTGCTGTGCAATCAGCGGCGATGGGTGCGGCGCGGCATTGAGTTCCAGACCTTCCCCACCGACACACCGGTAAGCCCTGGCGCCTACATCTACGTGGACGTGGGCCTCAATACCTGGGCCCGGATGACAGCCGGCGTGGTGATGCCTGGCGGCGTGCTCAATGCCCCGCTGAGCGATCGGCTGCACGATGGCACCTATGCGGCGCTGGTGTATCGCAGCGGCGGCAACGTCCGCTCGCTAGCCAGCGTGACGGTGGCGGACGGCAAGGCCAATGCTCTGCGCGATGACGTGGGCGCAATGTTCGTGCTGGGCGCCGTCACTGATCGCAGGCGGGTGTTTCGGGCAACAGAGGTGACGATGAGCGAGGAAGGGGAGGTGACGGTTAAGGCGCTGGAACACCCCTGCGAGACGGTGGACGGCAACCTGCTGAGCCGGGTGGCTAATTTCAGTGACGCGCTGTTTGTGGTGCGGTGAATAGCCTGAGTGCGCAGGGAGGCGTCAGCTGATGGGTTACTACACAGGCCGAACCGGGGGGCTGATCTTCAACGGCAAGCCCGTTGCGAAGGTGCAGAACTGGTCTGTGGAAACCAGCGTTGATCTGCTGCCCACCGCTGACCTAGGCGCCGATGCGCGGTCGTTCATCCCATCGCTAAAGGGCGCAACCGGCAACGCCACCCTGATGTACTACCGGCTGGAGCCGGGCGAGTCGGCGCAGAAAACGCAGTTTACCGCACTGCTGGCCAAGATCCACAAGCGGGGCGCCATCACCGAACAGGACCGGGTATTCCTGGAGCTTGACGTAGACACCGGCGGAATTGACGACATCAAGATGTACGCCTACATCACCAGCGCTGTGATCGGCTCGGCGGTGGGTGAGCTGGTGGTGGTGCCGATTCAATTCACGATGGACGGAGACTTTGACGAGGCCATCAACCAGGCCAACTGATGACGCACTACCTCGGCACGAAGGGCAACGTCAAGCTGAGGCGTGGCACCAAGGCATTCATCGGCCGGGTGTCTGATCAGATCATTCCCGACGATGTGAACACGTCGCTCAATCGGCTGTCGTTTGATGGGGCGATTAACAATATATTGATTGGCGATCGTGTTGATATTACTACAACTGATGAGCGGGGGCTAGTGTGTTTTGCAGCTTCAGTATGGGGTGAGTCAACGGAAGTACCAGTCGCTGGCCTTACTGCGTTAAATGGAGCGCAGATTGTTACATTGAATGGGCTTCCAATTGTTGCGCTTGACACTCAGGTTATCAGCCAGCCGAGTGTGATAGCAGGAAAAAGTTTTACCGCATACGTGCATGTTAATGCTGTAGGTGGCCTGCGGTTCTTCCCGACCTTCACCGATGCGGTCAACAACGTCCGCGCCAATGAGATTCCGCTGGCAGCATTCACCGGCGACCCGCTGCAGATCAGCGTGCGCGTGCGTGATGTGCAGTTCAACCTATTGGGATCGGTGGAGGGCTACGAGTTCAACACCGACCGGCAGACAATTGACGCCACGAGCCTCAATGATCGGTTTCGCCAGCAGCTATCCGCCGGCCTGATCAGCGGCGCTGGGCGGATCGAGTGTGAGTTCAACTATCTCACGATCGGGCTTACTGAGCCGTCTCTGCTGCTGCTGCAGCTGATCCAGCGGGTGGAGATTGGCAGCGAGTTTGATCTAGCCCTGTATCTGACCGACAAGGACATTGATCCCACGGTTGATACGGTCTTCTACAACCTAACCGCCGTAGTGAATCGCTCCGGTGTGCAGGTGCGAGCTGGCGACATCGTGCGCTGCGCCATTGATTTTGTCACCACCGATGAAATACAGCTGGTGT